TTGATCCGGAGCGCGTTCACCCAGCGACCAAGAAGCAAGGCGCGCCAAGACTATTTATCTTTGACACCTGTCCGACCTCAATAGACGAAATGGAGGGCTACAACTGGAAAAAGATAATACCTACCAACGAAAACGATCCGGACGAAGCGCCACGAAAGAAAGACGACCACACGACTGACGCAATTAGATATATCATAATGAGCCGTCCGGATATTCAGACTGGCGGCGCGGTCAACAAGTTTGAAATAAAACAAAAGACAAAACAGCTTGATCCGCACGCCCAATTATTAAACAACGCAATAAAAAACAACCCTAAAGACTTCATAAAACTCAAATAAATGGCAGAGGACATACATAAAATATCCGAAATAGTGGCAGAGGACGCCCAAGAGGATATAGACCTAGCTAAAGATACCGACACGCTGATCGGGCAAAAGATAGAACTCCGAATGGGCGAGGGCAAAGATCTTTACGACCTCATAATGAAAGAGGTGGAAAGGAATCAAAAGATATTTTTAGGCAAGATTGACGAATTAGGCACGAACGAATTGGCGAAATACAACTCCAAAGCCCTTTATAACAGGGTGTATTTGACTATTCGCAACTTAGTTGGTATGGATACGGACAACTTGCCAAAAGTGCAAATGATCCCTGCCAAAGACACGCCGCCGTCCATTAAAAGAGCCGACAGAGTAAAGAACGCTATTGAATACGGCTTTATCCGCGTCAATTTTATGGACATTATTACCAAATGCCTGTTTGATACGCGCATAAAGCGGGATAGCTTTGCCAAATGGTATTGGAATTATGACAAGAACGACTTTGACCTTGAAGCGGTTTTAATTGAGGAAATTACGATCAGTCCCGAAGCGACCACGATTCAGGACGCCGAGTGGCTGTGTTATCACCCCTTAAAGAGCCGGAAGTGGTGGAAAGACAACTATCCTAATTTTTACGAACAGATTAAATTTGAAAACATAAAAAGCCCCTCACTCCTTAAAACCGGCGTATTTTCAGAGGTGGACTTAAAAGGCGCTGGACGTGGCAACGTGGCAAGGTTGTATGAATACTGGGAAAATGACCTTTTAGTGTCTATGGTTTATGGAAAAACTGGCGACAGGCTTATTTTAGAGAAAAAGAAAAACCCTTATTACGAATATCGCGATCCGCTTCTGCAAATTACGGACTGGGCGAAAGATACCAAGCCGGAGGAGTTTGCAAAAGCTAAACTGGCAGGCGTACCGGAACAAGAAGCTGTTAAAATGATAGTTAGACCAGAGGAACTGGACGCATTTCAGCCTATAGTCAACTTTCTATCAGAGCCACGAAAGCCATTTGTGCAGTTTCCGTCTATGAAAATGCTGGGCAAATTCTATTCCAGTAACCTGATAGCGCAAGTAGAGGAAACTTTGATCAATTATATCGGTAAAAAGCGCCAAATTGCTGACAATTTACGTGGTTGCAACATTAAACTGGTGGTGGATAGCAACTCTTTTAATGAGGAGGAGCGCGCTGCCATTTCTGACGAGCCGTTCCAAGTCTTATTTGCTGATATGCAAACTCAAAACAAGCCGGTGCAGATAATAGCCCCGACCTTTCCTGAACTGGCAGGGATTTTAGAGGATATGGCGCACGACGAGCAGTATATTGACGACTTATTCGGCTCACACGAAATATCAAGGGGAACTGGCAAGGCAAATACGCTCGGACAAGACCAGTTAAACGCTGAATCGGACAAAACTCCGGTGCGTATGCAGTCAAGAGCCGTAGAATCAGCCATTAAGGAAATCACAGAGGGCTGGATTCAACTAATGAAAATGTTTTACACAGAAAATCATTGGGTAAAGAAACTAGGTGGCAAAGAGGGCGTGGAAATGCAGGAACTTATTAACCACGACGTTGAGGAGGGTATTGAGCCGTTGATTATTCCGCAATCTATGATGAAAGTGGATAAAGTGGCAAGAGCCGTGCAGCTTTTTACGGCAGGGGCATTAGATCCCTATACTTTATTCGTAGAATTGGAACTGCCTGATCCGGTGGAAAAAGCAGACCGCTTAGTAAACTGGCTGAAATTCGGACTAATCTCGGACGCTGATCCGGAACAAATGCAGGCTGATATGCAAAATCAAGCGGGTAATGAGGGTGATATGACCGAAAACCCAATAGAACGCGCTGACAGCGAAAATCAGGCGTTCCAAGCAGGAGGAGGCAAGAAAGTCCCGCCTACTCCGCGCGAACTGGTCACCAAAGAACACGTTAAACTCCACTTTGACTTTTACAAAGATCCGAACAAGAAAATGGAGCAAGAGGATATGGACTTGCTCAACGCTCACGCCGAAGTAGATAAAGCTACGCTGACCAAGAATATGATAGAGGGTTATGCCGGACAAGCGAGAGAGCAGATTATTGGCGAGAAATCAGGCAAGACAGGAAAGAAACCAGCCAAGAAAAATACTGAAAGCAAAAAGCCGGCGGCAAATGTAACTGTTAATGTTCAAAAATAATGGACTGGAGAAAATTAAGTAGCAATACTTGGAAAAAAATCAAAAAAGAGGGTAGTGAATATGCCAATGTAGCAAGGATTATGGGGAGAACTGGAAAGGAAATAGTAAAGCGTATATGGGATTCTGATTATGCTATGGAGCAAAGCCTAAAGGGTTTAAGAGCTGCAAAACAAAAACGAAAATAAAATGCTTATAGGCAAGTTGGGGTGAACTTCTTTTCCACCTCAACTGCGTATAAACATTAAATACTAACAAAATGAGTGAACCAAAAATCCCTGAAATAGTGGGAGAATTGCCTGACGAATCCGGTTACGCTGAAAAAGCCAAAACGGAGGAGGGCAATAAGGAAGTAACACCTGCCGACAAGGGTAAGGCTTCCGAGCAAGACGGCAAAACTACTGACGAAATGCAGAAAGCTGCTGACGAGCAAATAAAAAAACTTACAGAGGGTTGGCGAGAGGATCGTGAGGAGGCGCAGTCTGAAATTACGCGTTTAAAAGCGGAGCTGCGCGCTTCCAAACCGACCAAAGACGAGGAGGACGAGTTAGAAGGACTAGACGAAAATGAACGAGTGGAAAAGATTATCCAGTTGCGGAAAGCCAAAGAGAAAGAATTGGAAAAAGCTGAACTGCAACAAGTTCAGAGTGAGATCCGGTTTTATGAGCGAACTGATAAAAGATTCGCTGATAACAAATCGGCAATTCTAAAAATTGCGCAGGAATATGACTGTCGCAACCTCAAACAAGCTATCCTCATTTGGAACGGACTTGAAAAGGACAAAGCGAATAAAGATGCTTCGTATAACGACAAGCGCAAGGCTGACGCGGACGGCAAAGCTGGTGGAAAGTCTGCCGGTAATACTGCCGGACGTCCATACAGCCCCAAGTTTGACGGTAACAAATCCTTTGCACAAATGTTCAGAGAGGGAGGAGTTAAGTAATTTTAATATCATAATTATATGGCATTTGGAGATTGGGATCAGCTAACTAGCATTACCCGCGAAAAGGTATTGCCAAAGATAGAGGATCAAATCGGAAAAGACCACCCGATACTTGGTAGATTATGGAGTTCCATAAAGTTGTGGAACGGCGGAACTACGCTGGAAATTCCAGTTAAATACCGACATAACTCACAAGGAGGCTCTTATTCCGGTCTTGACGTGTTATCAACAGGTCAGGAACAAACAAGGACGAGGGCTAAATTCTCTGTAAAACAAATCTATCAGCCGATAGTTCTGTCTAACATTGAATTGGCTAAAAACGGAGGCGAAGCAGTAGCCGATCTTATGGATACTGAAATGGAGGAAGCAAGAGAAAGCCTAACAGACAAGTTCTGCACCCAGCTTTTCTCTGACGGAACTGGCAACGGATCAAAAGACCTGACCGGTTTCAAGGCAGCCGTTGGTAACGACGGAACAGCCGCCGCGAATTATGGCGACATAGTTCTCGGAACTTATACTTGGTTTAAAGGAAATTATACTGCCTCTGTCGGAAGCCTTATGCTTTCTGACTTGGCGACAATGTATGATTCTTGCAAGTCCGGACAAGACGCACCAAGCATAATTGTAACTACGGAACTCCTGTGGACGGCTTATGAAGCCCTCTTACAGCCGCAAGTTAGATTCCAAAGTGAAGCATCCGGATATAATTCAGGCGACGGCGGTATGAAAGCTCTGTCTTTCAGGGGTGTTCCCATTATCGCTGACGAGTATTGCACAACTGGCGATATGTATTTCATTAACGAGAAATACCTGAAACTCTACTATATGAAGCACCCCAAATTCCCAACAGACGCGAAAGGTTTTGCCGTTACTCCTTTGCGAGATCCGGTAAATCAGGACGGACAAGTTGGATTCATATTTTGGTATGGTCAGTTGGTCAACTCAAATCCACGCCGAAGTGGTCGTTTAACTGGCGTAACTGCCTAGTTAGCGTGTGTTAATCATTAGGTCGTAGATTAACATAGCCTTAATCAATAAATCCAAAGTGTAAAATTATGGCTATTTCAGAATCAAGCCGAATACGAACAGTTTTTGGAAACAAGGTAATTCTGGTTGTTACTGGCACTTATGCCAGTGGTGATACTACTGGAACTATCGCAACCGGATTGTCAGCAGTAGATTTTGCCAGCGCTCAATATGTTGACGCAGCCAAAATCATAAATTGTTCCGCTTCTGCCGGAACGATTACTCTTGCGACACAAGATCCGACTGCTACAAAAACTTGGAAAATGTTTGTAGTCGGTCATTAGAACTTAATTAGTTAAAAATAAAAAGTTATGTCAGGAGAATTAACAGGATACGCGGAAGTTGACGTTACCGGAAAAGGTATGCAAGGTGCGCGCAAGAAAGTTGGAGTAAATGAGTTCATT